CGATCTTTAAGCTTAGAATTTCAGCACCCTGCTAGGTCCACGGCCGCGACCGGCCGCCCGGAACACTTAACCGCGCCAGTACTTATGAAGCCACCCTGTGCCCGGGAGCCCGCACACGTGTAGTAGCCGTATTGGTGGCCCCTCCTGTTGGTGTACGTCGGCACCATCGGTCCTTTGCACATACCGCAGTGGAGAAGATTTCGGAGGAGCACATCCTGACGATGATGCATCTTCCCTCGGACATGTGCGCTATTGAGTTGCAGCTTTTGATTCACGGCGGCCCAGAGTTCCCGGCTCACAATCGCCTCGTGCTCCCCCGGATATTCGATGCCCTTGTGTGAAACCGACCCGGTATAGAGCAGGTTCGAAAGCAAGACGCGAAGTGAAGATTTAGAAAGTGGTTTGGCGACATGACAGTTGCCATTCTTCGCCATCCAAACTTTGGTTGTGAACCCCCGCTCCCGCGATCCGCGTACCGTCGCCTCGAGTGTACCCGTTTCGTGGCAAATTCGAAAAATCTCCCGCACCTGGTCGGCTTCCTTCCGATTGATGAGAAGCCTTCCACCCTCAGGGGCCACGTCGTACCCGAGCACCGGAGATCCTCCGATCCATTTCCCCTTGCGCCGGGCTGCGGACAGCTTGTCGCGTGTCCGCTCGCTGATGATCTCTCTTTCAAATTGGGCAAATGACAAGAGGATGTGTAGCGTTAGCCGGCCCGGAGAGGTCGTGCTGTTGAAATCCTGCGTTACCGAGACGAAGCTGACCTGGCAACGTTCAAACAGTTCCATCAACCGGGCAAAGTCAAGCAGCGACCGGCTGAGGCGATCGACTTTATAGACCAGCACGCAATCGATCTCACGCGCCTCGATCTGAGTCAGCAGTTTGCGGAGAGCGGGGCGGTCCATACTGGCACCACTGAATCCGCCATCGTCATAGTGCTCCGGCAGCACCGACCATCCTGCTTGACGCTGGCTCAGGACATAAGCTTCTGCCGATTCGCGCTGAGCCTGCAGGGTGTTGAACTCTTGTTCGAGACCCTCCTCGGTTGATTTTCGCGTGTAGATGGCGCACCGGAGAACAGACGGGATCGGGTCCATCATGATCGCGCCTCGTGATTCAGGCCGAAGAAGGCGAACCCGTTCCACCGCGTGCCGGTTACTTTGAACGCAATCGAACTGAGCGTGTCGTATGTTTTGCCTTCCAACTCGAAGCCTCCTTCGAGAACGGATACAGTAATCAGTTGTCCCTGAAACTCGCGCTTGAGAACGCTGCCGGGAGCGGGAAGGCGTGGGTCACGCTTGGCCGTTTCGGTACCCCGTGCGGAAAGCTCGCTCCAGAATCTCCGGGGAGCCCGGAGCCGCACATCGACATCCTGCGCCAACTCAGCCGCACGAAGGCGTGCCCGCTCGGTGAGATCGCCTTCCGATACCGCCTGCAAGCGCCAGGCGATCCGCCGGAATAGATGCGCTTGATTCGACGAGCGCGATTCCTCGCCGAACAGCTCCTGATAACGGGCCCTGAGAACCTTCGTCTTTTGCTTTCGCAGACCTTCCACTTCCTTGCAAAGCGCTTCATTCATGGGTGTTTGCTCCTGTTTACGTCAGACACCATGAACGCTCTCTCCCGCTGATTAATCAACTCCTAAAACTTGTTTCGTTGGAAGGCCCTCCCGCAGGGGCCAGCTTGTAATCTCCGTAAATATAGACCACCTGCTCCTCCAGTTCCTCCTTCCGCTTCGTGTTCATGCCTGGGGACCAACCGGCTCTTGTCTTCAGAAAAAAGATCGTCATGGCCGGATCTCTGCCCGAGATAGCGAGCCTGTATGCCGTTTGTTTGATTCTGGTGCTGGATTCAGCAATGCCGAGCACGAGTTCTCGAGAGTAGTAGCGGCGCAGAGTCTTGGGAGAGCGCAGGCCAATCGAGAGGCAGATCTGTTCGTGCCGGAGACCTAAACCCGCCAAGGTCTTGACCTGACGACGACTGTCCTGAGTTGGCTGATATTTACTCTTCGGCATCGGTCCCCTCCAGGGCTTCAGCATCATCTGTAACTTCGCGGGCGTCCGCATTCGGCGGCAGGTCCAGGCCGCCACCTATCGTGCTGATCCAGAATCTAGTCATGCCGGCAAAGTTGCCAGAAGCAGCCATCTCATAAGCAGTGGCGGCCACCTTAGCCGTGGCATCGGCGACTCCTTTCGCAATATCCTTCTGAAAATGTTTCCGCAGAGTCTTCGGCGAACGCAGACCGATGACAGGAGCGATGTGCTCCTGTCTTACCCCAATGGCCGACAGAGAATGGACCAGCTTACGCTGTTGCTTTGTGGGTTTGAAGCTAGGCCGCGGCATGGAGTTCTCCTGCTCCGTCGACAGCCAGCGGTATTTTCGCTTGCGTGCTGCGAGACGCGCGTACTTCCTCGAACGTCTGACGGTCTGCCTCAAGCACCGCATTCTTGCCGGTAAGTTTCTGCCAGCGAAGCACAATGCTGTCCACGTAGGAAGGACTGATCTCGAGGCCGTAACAGGTCCTCTCCACAGTCTCGGCGGCAATTAGAGTTGATCCCGAGCCGAGGAAGGGGTCGTAGACCACCGCACCTTTTTCCGTGTGATTGAGAATTGGGCGGCGCATTAACTCGACCGGCTTCTGCGTCCCGTGCCCGGTAATCGCATCTTCGGCCTGCGAGGCACCGAAAGGATTTAGATTTGAGACTTCCCACAATGTTGATTCCTTACGGCCTCCGCGCCAGTTCCCGGAGCATCCCGTCCGTACCGCGTACCAGCACGGCTCGTGCTGCCAGTGATAATGACCCCGGCTCATCGCAAAGTGCTGCTTGGCCCAAATGATTTGTGCACGGACTGAAAAGCCGGAGCTCAGGAGCGAATTCGCGACCTCTCCCGAGTAAATTCCCGCGTGCCATACATACGCAACATTGCCGCTGAACAGCTTGTAAGCGTCCGACCAGTCAACCCGGTCATCGTTAAGTACCCGTCCGGTCTGACGTTGTTTGCCGAGTCCCGCTTCTTCTCGCCACCCGGGATCGTAGTCCACCCCATAAGGCGGGTCGGTAACCATCAATTCAGGAGATGCCGGGCCGAATAGCATGGCCACGTCGCTCGCGCTGGTGGCGTCCCCGCACAGGATTCGGTGCTCGCCACAGAGCCACAGGTCGCCCAGAACGCTGACTGGCGCAGCAATATCTATGGCCGTAAGCTCGTCGCTGTCTGGACTATTGAGCTGGAGAAGCAGTTTATCGATCTCAAGCCCGTCAAAGCCGGTCAGCGTTAAATCAAAGTCCAATAGCTTAGGATCTGCGATTTCTTGAGCGACAAGGTTCGAGTCCCATTGTGCCCATGTAGCTGAGCGATTCACCGCCAAGCGGAAGGCTTTGACCTGTGCCGCCGTCCAGTCATCGCAGACAATGACCGGCAGTTCAGCGAATCCCAACTTCCGCGCCGCCTTCAGCCGCAAGTGGCCGTCGACGATCTCTCCATCGCCACGAATCAAGAGAGGCAATCTGAAGCCAAACTCCTGAATCGTTGCCACCATCCTGTCAACCGCGTCGTCGTTTCGTCTCATCGCTCTGGCATAGGGCACCAATTTGGCTATCGGCCAGACTTCGATCTTTATTTGGTTCATTACGGGAGTTTCCTTTTTCAACGCGCACGTTAGAGGCAGCGTGTTGACCATGCGTGTAGAACGCATTCACTAAAGGAGTCGCGGACTCAGGGGAAGACCTTTACTGGAATTTAAGGCCCAAGCGGAATCGGCGTCTTGGACCACGGTGCCATCTATTGAGATTGAAAGTGAGCTGTACCTTGTGGATCTTAAGCCTTGCTGCGCAGGATCTCGAGCAATTCGAGACAATTGTGCGGATGCGCTTTACCAACTCATAGTCTGACGATCTGATTTCAGACCAAAGCGAGCTGTCCATGTTTTGATAGGCCGTAAATCCGGCCCTGGGAAACACTGCCGGACAAGGGGCGGGCAATCGGCATTGTCACTTCTCCGAGATGCCGACTTCTCACTCATGTGGGATCGCTTCCGGACTCTCGACAATCCAAGAGCTATTTCGGATCCGCGCTGCGAATCCAAGCTTTTCAAGAGCAGCGGAGTCTACTGGTCCGGCGCAGTGTGGGTGGCGAAAGCCGCGATTGGTTAGCAATTACAAGCGTGGATCGACTGGCTCGCTTTCGAGCGCAAGTACTCCGAAGACACACTCGTGCACGCGCCGGAGCGGTTCGCCTGCGACGAAGCGTTCCAGCGCTTCCATTCCCAATGCAAACTCACGTACTGCCAGCGACCGTTTACCCGATAAGGCACGCGCCCGGAGTCGCGGGAGCTGGTCGGCCGCGGTGTATTCGGGTCCGTAAATGATCCGCAGGTACTCTCGTCCGCGACACTTCAGCGCCGGTTGAACCAGCCCCTTCGGTCCACGCACCACAAAATCCAGCGGCTTCACCACCATCCCTTCTCCGCCTTGCCCAGTCAGCGCCTCCCACCATTCACACGCCTGCCGAAACTCCGCCTCGTCTGCCAGGCCGATCTCGAGAAACGGCGTGGCCACAATGAATCCCGAATCGGCGGCCGCCAGGCGATTCAGCGTCTCCATGTGCCATCGGTTCGTCTTCTCGGAATGAACCGCGCCCTCGCTCGCCAGCAAGTGGAAGGGTGCCAGCTTGTAATCGGACAACGAATTCACTGGCCAACAGTAACGCCTGTACGCTTCCCGATATTTCCGCACGCGCTCCAGCCGCTGGCGATACGTCTCCGCCATGCCGGACGCAGCGGGTGATTGAGTCACGGCTTCGATGACAGCCTCCAATGCCGCGACGCCGGCAGCACCCACTGGCGCATACTGTCGTTGCAGCAGTTCCCGCGCCTTTGCCGACCACGGCATCAACTCGCAATCCATGCAGAACCAATCCGTGTGGAACTCATCGAAGAAGCCCGACCGCGTCAGCGCGCCTTGCACTCGCGTAATGAACTTCGCCTCTTTCTCCGGCTCGGAAAAGAACGGACGCCCGGTTCGCGCATAGCACACGCCGCTGCGGCCATCGTTAGCCCCAAATCGCTTTCGCGCTACCTCCGCGTCACGGCAGACCACCACCACGGCGCGGGAACCCATGTGCTTCTCTTCGCAAATCACCCTCTCCACGCCATTCTTCCGGAAGTACGCAAACGCTTCCGTTGGATACTCCAAATACTCCTCGCGGCTGGAGGTTTCACAGGGCGACATGGTTGGCGGCAGATAGATAAGCCAATGCGGGTCCGTGGCGAACCTGCTCATCACCTCAAGCGCCGCAATCGAGTTCTCCTCGCGGATCGTAACGGTTCGGAAGTGGCGCGTCTCAATAAATCGCTTGCCTGTCACGTCCTGAATGTCCAGCACGTCGTCGAGTTCCTGCTGGCTCGTACGCGCAGTCTTTGCCGGCGCCGCGATGGGCCGGATTGGCAAAGCGTATTCACGCGCCGCGGCGATCGATACAAACTCACGTTCGGGGTACCGCAGCGCCGTGAGCTTGCCGCCAAACACAGCGCCCGTATCGATGTTGACGGTGTTGTTCAACCACTCCGGTTCCGGAACCGGCGTATGGCCATAGACCACCGTCGCCTTCCCGCGATACTCGGCAGCCCAGTTGTACCGCACCGGCAAGCCAAACTCATCGGTTTCGCCCGTGGTCTCCCCATAGAGACAGAACTCCCTTACCGCACCGGAACCGCGCCCGTGCATCTCCTCCCGCAAGCCCGCATGCGCTACTACCAATTTCGCGCTGTCCAGCACGTAATGGCTGACCAGCCCGTCCAGGAAAGAAGCGAGCTTGCTCCGGTCATCCGGCCTGAGCGATTCCATTTCGGCGATCGATTGCTCTAGCCCGTGCTTCACCTGAACCTGCTTCCCTCTCAGCCAGCGGACAAGCTTCACATCGTGGTTCCCCGCAATGCAGAAAGCAGTGCCCGCCTTCACCATGTTCCTCACGATGCGCACCGTGTCCAACACGCGGGGACCGCGATCAACCAAGTCTCCCAAGAACACCGCCCGCCGCCCTTCCGAGTGCCGCCACGTCTCCTTACCCCAAAACGCATCGGGTTCTTCCAAGGCGAACCGCCCCCAGCCAAGCTGCGCGAGCAACGCTTCCAACTCGTCGGCGCAACCGTGTGCATCACCAAAAATATCGAACGGGCCCATCTGGTCGCTCTTGTTGTTCCACAACGGCACGCGCCGTATCTCCACCTCATCGGAGGCGATCTCCTCCTCGTTCAGGATGTGAACGTAGCGGAACCCCTCACGCTCCAAGCCGCGCATCCCACGCTTCAGATCTTTGAAAACCTTTAAAGCGATAGGGATGGATCGAGC